AGGTCGCCGATGTCGAGGATGGAGACTGCTTGTCCGGCTGCGGCGTTGAGTCCGTTGAGGGTGACGGAGATTTCGTTGAATCGGAACACCGGGTTCTTGTATTTGTCGAGGAGGTTCTGGGCGAGTGCGGTGCCTGCTGCGAGGTCGTTGAGTGGCAGGTCGGAGAGGCTGAGGGTGTTGACGCCGAACTCGGTGGTGGAGGTGGTGTCGACTGCGGTGGCGACAGACAATCCTTGGACGCCGACTTGGACTCGGTTGTAGAGGGTTTCTGCACCGTATCCGACGGAGAGTTCTTGGTAGGCGTAGGCGGTCCCGGCGGTGTCGGAGAAGGAGAGGGTGGCTGTTGCGAAGGTGAAGTCGATGCGTGGTTGGAAGGTTGCGGTGCCGCCTCGATCTATGAAGAAGCGGCCGTCTTCCGCCAGGACGACGGCGTCGATGGCTGCTTTGACGTTGTCGTTGGCTTCGTAGGCGACGGTGCCGAGTGTTGCGATACCGGTGGCGATGTCTCGTGTTGCGGTGGAGAACGATACTTCTGGTCGGTCAAGGAGGGTGGTGATTCGGGCGGAGGTGAGTTCGGATGACGGGTTGAATGGGAGCAGGTTGGTGCGGGCGAGGGTGGAGAGGTCGTCGACGGAGGTGACGATGGCGAAGCTGTTGTTGGGTTGGACGTAGTCGATGTCGAGGTCGTTGACTCGGCCGATGAAGAGTGGTTCGGTTCCGGCGGTGCCTGCATAGATTTGGACGAAGCGTCGTGGTGCGATGCCGTATCCGCCTTGGAAGTAGGTGGATGCGGTGTTGGCTGGGTCGAACGATCTGCCGGAGGCTTTGTCGTCAAGGACGATGGTGGCTTGACCGGGTCCGATGGTGTCGAGTTGGCTGGCTCGTCCGCGTCGAATGTTGACGGATAGGACGAACTCGGTGACGTCAGCGAAATCAACGTTCCCGTCGAGGACGTCGGCCCCGTCCAGCGTGGAGGAGTCAAGAATGAACTCGTCCTGGGGTAGCCCGGTATCGAGCAGAACCTTGTACGTCTGACCCCAAATGGCTGTCTTGGCCATCGGCTACACCGTCGATCCGATACCTAATTTGATTTCACCGTAGACGCGCTGATAGTCACGCAGGTACTCGTAGATTTCCTGACCGACCAACGCCGAGTTCACGACACCACCAGCGACCGTAATGTTCACTTCCGTCGGTCCACCAGCAGCGGCGGTACCAGCTATCGGCTGCGGCGTCACCGCAGTAGGCACCGAAGGAATCAGACCCTCGGCTGGACGGTTCGCCGCAATCTTCGGGAAGTTCTTGCGTGCATCCTCCAACGCCTTCAACGCCTCCAAGTAATCCGTCAACGCATCCTTCTGCGCCTTGATCGCCTCAGTCAACTCCTCCGAAGCCTGCTTCTGCTGACGCATCGCCGTCTCCACCGCATTCTGGAACGGCACCAACTCCTCGTCACCCTGACGCAACCCGTCGGTCGTGATACGCAACTCACGACGAGCCTCGTTCAACTCACGCGCCGACTCAATCTGGCTGTCCTCAGAATCGGCAACATTGAACTTCGCTTCCGCCAGGGCAATCTCCGCCTTGCGAATCTCATCGGCAGTCGCCTCAGGGTCCTTGCGAATCTCGGCCAGTTCACGCTCCGCGTCACGAACCGCAATCACCGCTTCTTCGTGGTTGAACTTCGAGCGTGCTACACCACGTTCAGCCGCCGCCACCGCACGCTGAGCCGCAGCAATCTCCTCCGGCGACCCAGCCTGCTGAGCCTTCAACAACTCTTCTTGAGCCTTCGCCAACGCGGTGTCGGCGTCAGCCACCGACAACTGCGCATTGCTGACCCGCTTCTGGGAAGCACCGAACGCATCCGACGCACCCTGAGCCTTCTTCAACACACTTGTGTATTCCGCAATCTTCTCCTGGGCGGTCTGCACCTGCTTGGCTGCACCGCCAGTCTTCTGCTCAAACTGGCCGGTCTTGAAAGTGGTGATCCCGTAGGACTTCGCCAAGCCTTCGAGGCGACGGTTCTGGGTGTCCAATCGGTTGATGTTGGTGGCGAGAGCGGCGTTGAGTTCTTGGGTTCGATTGGTGAGGTAGATGAATGATTTGCCAGCAGTGCGCACGATTCCGTCTGCACCGGCGACAGCAGACTGCAACTGTCTGGTCGCCTTTTCAGCTCCGAAGATGGCGTTCGCCGCAAGGACGGCAGCCGCAGTCAGGGCACTGAATGCCAGTACGAATCCGGCGATACCACTGGCTTTGATTGTCGTTCCGAAGACAATTGTTGCAAGACTTGCCAACGCGGTCGCTACGGCGTATGCCTTCATCCCGATACCGAGCAATGTCATCGTCCCGGTGAATGTCAGTACCGTGACGGTGATTGCCGAGAAGACCGTGGCATTGTCCTCAATCAGATTCGCAAGCTTTGACAAGATCGGCACTACCGCCGAAATGGCTGGTATCAGTCCGGCACCAATCGCCTCACGAGCCTCCGACAGACTGTTCTGAAGAATCTTGATTTGACCAGCGGTTGTGCCCGCAGCAGCCGCAGCTGAACCGGCGAACGTCGAACTCAACTCGCCGAAGACCTGATCGAGAGACTGGCCTTCTTTGATGTTGTCCTTCAACGCCGGGACCAACGCCACCAACGACTTGAAGTTGTCAAGGTTCGCACGCGCCAAGGCATTCGACACCTCGACAAGTGGTGCCCCGGTCGCAGCCGAAATGTTCTGTGCCAGGATGAGTTGCTGCTGGGCTTCGCTCAGATCACCAGTAGCGCGAACCAGCGACTCCAACGCTGGACGCAACTCAGAATCCGTGAATCCCGTCAAGCGGGATTGAGCCTTGATGAAGTCCTCCGTCTCACCAACCGCTTCCTTCGTGGCTCCGACGACGTTCTGCAACGTCTTTGCCAACTTGGCCTGCTCGGCTTCATCCTCGATGGCGGCCTTGGCTGCCCCGGTGGCGAACGCCGTCAATCCAGCGAACGCAACTGCTGATGCTGCAGCAATCTTGGAGAACCCTGGGACGAGTTCATTGACCCGCTTGTTGGCTTCACCGAAGGCGTCGGTGGCGGCCTTGCCTGCCTCACCGAATGCTTTGAGCAGGTCCTTTGGGTCAGCAAGAAGCTTGACAACGAATGAACGCTCAACGGCCATGAGCCGCAATTCTACTCAGTCCAGAGAGAGGGACTTTCTCAACTCGGCGAACTCGGCACGCAACGACACGGCAATCTGCTGCTTAGTCATCCCAGCGAACCGCGTCAAGTCCTGAGGTTCGTTCCACCAATCCTCCGACTGCCAGTAATGCTTCACACGCTTGCGTGTCTCCACGGTGCGTGGCATCCGCGCAATGTGCGCAGGTTGAGGAACGAACCTCTCATCCAACTCGGCGTCAAGCCGTGCACCCTCGCCGAAGCGGCGAGCGGACCATCCGAACTTGCCGACCGGGTATTGAGGCAGGTAGAAGATTCGAGCAGGGTCCTTGGTCGCCGGGTCGCCAACCACGTTGATCCGTTCATGCAACTTCGTCCACACCTCACCCCAACGATGTGCGGGCACTGGCTCCTTCAATGGCAAGACAAGGTGCCAGTGTTCGTCGTCGGGACGATGAGACCAGGTGGTGTAGGCGAACCATTCCAGGCCGTCCAACTTGGCGTAGTCGAACGATTCGCCGTCCATGTCCACGACCAGACATGTCACCGCTTCAACGTTGTAGTTGCTGCGGGTTGAACCGGGTGCGTAGATGACTGGCGACCACAAGCCACGCTGATCCTTGCGTTTCGTTTCCTTGCGGACGCAGAGCCGTGACCAGAGTTGCGGCCAGCCTTCGGCGAACGGTTTGGGGATGATGGACTTGACGTAGTCGAACCGGACGGCGCGAACAGGGTCGGTCGTATGACTTGATGTTGGGAACATGGCGGGCTCCTTGTAGGTCAGCGTAGCGTCAGGTTGCGCCTGCGGCAAGCTCTTTCAATACGCGGTCAATGGCTTCGCTGTATTCCTTGGCGATGTAGCTGTTACTGTCCCGGACGGCCTGCCAGAAGAAGTAGCCCTGACGGCCACGATGACGCAAGAACTGAAGGGTCGTGGGTCGGCGACGACCTCCGAACTCGGCTCCGAAGAACACGTCACCCATCGTCACCTTGGTCTTGCGTTTCCGATTCGGGCGGGACGCTGAGACGAAGCCACGCTTGTGATCGAGTTTGATTGTCGGGATGCGGTCGCGTCGAGCGCGAAGACCATTGACGACTGCTTGGGCTTGAGACATGCCGGATGAGCCGGGGCGATTCTGTCCGTGCTTGGGTTGCCCGGCTGCGTTGACCTTGGCTCGGTCTACGACATGTTGGGCAACTTGTTCGGCTGCGATACGCATCTTCTTGTTGAACTCCGGGTCGGCTTGCCCTGCCATACGCAGGAACTCGAAGAGTCCGTCGGCTGCGAACTGGACTTCCCCGGCGCGACCGATTGGTTTGGATGCCATGTCAGCGATTGTACGGCGTGTTCGGGTTCATCTTCACGGCCTTCCAACGCAGGTAGGCGAACATCGTGTAGATCATTCTTGGGGATTCAGTCAGCAACACCGACGGGGCGATGCCCGTTTCGCACGCCAAGTAGGCGATCACCCAGTGGGCTGACTCTTCTCCAAAGGGACGATCTTGTTGTCCTCCGAATCTCCCAGGCTGACGTTCTCCACCTCGTTGCGCCAGTCGACGAATGAGAGTGAGTGCAGTTTGTTTCGTTTCTCGCAATGCCACGCCAACCAGCCGAGGTCGCGAATCTTCATCTCGACCTCAATCTTGGCCATCGAGCAGTTGTGCTCTTCCTCGAATGCGCAGAAGTCTGCGTATTGAACGACTGCGAGTCGTTGCTTGCCGTCGTTCGCGTGAACGATGAGCCCTAATTTCATTGTCTACCTCCGCAGGGTGAAGTGGTTGAGATTAGGCGGTTGCCTTGGTGATTGCGCCCGAGATCGGGAACGTCACGTCTGCGGTGGCGAGTTCGCCGACCGCGCCGTTGACTGGCGTCCATTCGGTGACGAGCACCGAGAAGGTGTAGCTCGGGTTCGCTGAGGACACTGCGCCGGTGCCGTTGGGCTTGACGACGCAGGTGACTGCGGTCGAGCCGACGAGACCGAAGAAGAGTCCGTCGATGGCGTTGTAGTCGTTGTGGATGCTGAACGTCACCGAGTTGTCGATGAGTCCGGAGACGCGGGTCTGAGCAGTTGATCCGAAGGCAGTGGTCGCAACTTCAGCGGCAGTGGTGGACAGCGTCACCGAGGCGACGTTCGACTGAATCTCGGTGCCGTTGAACACGATGCTCGCGTCTTTGAGGACTAGCTTTGCCATGGTTATTCGTCTCCTGCCTTATCGGCCTTTGAGGATTTCTTGGAAGATTCTGCAACTGGCGTGAGGATGCCTGCCGCAATCAACAACTCTACATTGTCGATGCCTTCGCCGTCCACATGCCCGCCTGGCTGAACGCCAGTGACCGGGAACGGTCCAGAAACAAGATACTTCGCCATGCTCTAAGCGTACACCGTGACCTTGAAGTCCATCGTCAGGTAGAGGGTGTCGTTGGCGTCGATGTTGGTGAAGTTGCTGGAGGAGTTCACGATCAGGTCGTCGCACACTCCGCCCAGGGTGCGGTCTGCTTCAATGGCCGCCCGGATGGATTTGGCTCCCGAATACGCCGTGTATTTGTCGAGTTCATCCTGGGCGGTTCGTTCCGATTGACGGTAGACGACGACGGTGATGGTGAAGTCCATGACGACTCCACCGCTACCCATGCCGGTCTGATGGAATCGGATTTCATCGAGCGTGGAGAACGCGAACGGTGGGTTGACTTGGTCCGGCTGGTAGTCGTAGGCGCGTAGACCCGACACGGTTTGGAGGGCGGCGGTGAGTCCGTCTTTGACTTGTGATGGTGTTGCTGGCATTAGGCGAACATCCGCATACGTCGGTACGGCTCAACCAACTGAGCCATGTCAGGGTCAAGGAACCGAGAGACGCGGATTGCGCCGAGATCGCCGAACCCGGCTACGCCGAGCGGTGAGTCGTATCGCTTGAAGATGCGTGACGATTGGATGATGCACGCCTGGGTGATTGGTTCAGGCACGGATGCCCAACCCCATTTGGCGGTGACTTGTACCAACGCTTGTTCACCGTAGTTGGCGTTGACGGTCGGGAAAAGGTAGTCACCGATGGCTCGCAGTTTGTCGTAGGACCAGGTGAGTCCGTCGAGCACACCGTTCAATGGTTCGAGTTGTACGTCCGTGGATGCCCAAGTGACGTCGAAGTTCCCGTCGGCGAAAGTGGAGGTCTTGAGGATGAAGCCGGTGGTGGTGTAGAAGTCGTCCACGTCGCAGACGTATTCGGTGTTGGCTTGGAACACTCGGGCCACGGCCGAGGAGACGGCCCAGAATTGGCGGTTGCAATAACCGTCAATCAGGCGTGATGCGGCACCGACACAGTTGTCAATGAGGGTGTCATCCGCGGTATCGGCGGTGCCGATGCGGAGCGCAGCCTTGACTTCGTTGCGTGTGGCGTACCCGTTCGTGATGGCCATGTCGGGTCAATACTACTCAACGACCGACAGCAACGATTCCACCTCACGCTCGAACATCGTCCGGTTCCCTTCAACCCACTTACGATACGCAAGTTGCGAAGCCGATGGAATCGTCCGACCCAACACCTCAACGATCTTGTCGTTGAGTTCGCTGACGGTATCAAACTTGTACCAGTTCGGGAGCGGCATGTCCTGCCAATACCGGGCCGACCCGTGATACGAAGAGAACACGGTGCAACCTGCCAACGCCGCCTCACGAGGCAACCGATCCCTACCGGGGTGCTTCCCGAAATCGACATAGATTGCGCTGCTGCGCAACGTCTTGGCAACCTGCAACGAATCCATGCCCCGCAACTCAACCACGTTGAACAGCCCCAATTTCTTGAAAGGTTGCAACAGCCCGGCGTCCTTCGCAGGGTTCACTGCCACCATCGGCAACCGATCCACCTCCACCTCGGCAACACTCACCCAATCCGTCAACATGTGTGGATTACCGAACCCGCTCCTGGAGACGTGGTCGTAGGCGTATTCCGACTGAGTGAGGTGCAGAGAGATGTTGCGCATGTCGCGTTGCCCATGTGAACCGAAGTTGTCAACACTCAACCACCACAACGCACAACGATTCTTGAACGTCATCGCCATCTCCGGCCAAATCTCCGGGAACACCACCAACGCATCCTCGGGCACCTGGTCACGCAGCACCTTCGGACAGACATAGTGCTGATACGCGGTCGGCGTCGTTTGATGCAGGAACGGCCAATAGAGAATTGCGGCTGATCCGCGTCTCACCCGATTGGCAGTATGCACCAACTGGTGCATCGCCTCAGGTCCACCAGTCACCGCGTTAGCAGGACATACGACCACCAGTTTCAGTCCCACCCCAACTCCAACCGGCGGGACAAGTCCCAATCCAATGGGTGCTCTTTCACCATCCGCTCCTCGAACAGACGACGGTTCGCATCGAACGTCGCTTGGTTCAGTTGTTGGTATTCGGCCTTGGATTGCAAGGTGCTTGAGTTCCGATGGAAGATTGCCGCAGCCGACCGGACAACCTCCACGCCTTTGCGTTGCGCCCGAACCTCATAATCGTTGTCCTCGAAGTAGGCGGGATGGTAGCCCTCGTGAAACAACCCGACCTTCTTCACGACTTCGCAGCCGACCCAGAAACATGACCACGGTGGCTTGCCACCCAGGACGATGTTGGATGGCGAAGCCAACCCGAAGAACTCCGCAACCCCATCGGCACCGAAGCCGACGTCATGATTGACAATCATCCACCCGGCTGACTTGCACGTTGCTTTGATACCGAGATTCCAGGACGCAGCCACACCCAGATTCGTCGGCATCCGATAGTGATAGATCGCTCGAGCCTTCGTGGTACGCGGCTCCCACTTGGGATGGTTGCCGTTGTCAATCACCACCAAGTCACCGATGTGCCCATCGAATGACGTGAGCATTGCATCGACCCGCTCGTGCTCGGTGAGCACCGGGACGATTAGGACTGGGACAAGCGGCACCATTCAGCAATCTCCTTCATTGCTGGCTTCCAATGCGTCTCGTAGACATGATCGGCTTCGTACTGTCGGGCGAACTCGACAGCCTTCTGGGAACGGCCACGGCCACGGGCATACGCCTGCTCCAACCCGTTCAAGATGCTCGGCACCGAAGGAGTCAAGAACCATGACAACTGTGCCGGGTCCCAATACGGTTGACCGTCCGCCATCCACCCGTCCCCGACGAGCTCCGGCTGGGCAGTGAACTTTGAGACCACTACGGGTGTCCCGCACGCTTGGGCTTCCACCACCGGGATGCCGAACCCTTCACCCATACTGGCTGCCAGGAGCACGTCTGCGCCCGTGTAGAGGGCAGCCATCGCATTCTGTGGCAGACCCATTCGGTAGGTGTATGGGTCGCAGTAGCGGACGCGGGATTCGTCGATACCGCACATGTCCGCCAACGCTTTCAAGTCGATGCCACCCATCGAGGAGTTCTGTTCGGTGTGCATGTAGAGCACGACATCGTCGTGCTTGGCGGCGAACATGCTGAACGCCATGAAGTTCTCGGCGAACGCTTTGCGTGGAGGATGCGCACCCTTGTTGACCGCAGTCATCATCACCACGAACCTGTCCTCCGGGAAGCCCATGATGTCTCGCCCGGTGATCTGCTTACCGTTGTTGTCCTTGATGTGCGGCGTCGGCTTGAACACCGACTCGATACCGTGCGGGACGTAGACGTTGCGAATACCGAGACGGTTCAACTGGTCGTGACCGAACTTCGACATTGAGATCGGCATGACGTTGGGTTTCTCGCACCAGGCCGCCACATCCGGTGGGCAAGGCTGATGGTCAATCGGAACCCACGACGCAATGTTCGGAATCTTGGCGAGACTCGGAGACTTCAACACCCACACGTCGAACAAGGTCATGAGAAGTTTCGGCAGATTGGACGATTGTGTCCAGTCCATCCAGTGTGCAGCGACGATGTCGTCGCTGTATGCGCTCATTCCTCGCGGGTAGATTTTGATTCCGTTCCACGTCGAGGTTGACGCTTCGAGCCCGAAGATCGAGTGGATTGCGATTTCGTGCCCTTCTTGGATGAGCCTTTTTGTGGCTTGCTGGGTTTGTTGGCCGTAGCCCGTGCCCGCCCAGGGCGCGTTGGAGTACCAGAGTGCTCGGACCGCATCCGGGGTTCTACGACTGACTCCTCTGGCAAGTGTGCTACGCCCCGCTGCAAGAGCAGGATCGCCGTCGGGTCGTCCAAGTCCAATGGGACTCCCTTGATGATTACTCGCATTCACGCAGTCTCCTTTCGCAGGTAGCAGGTGGTATTCAGTTGCAGTGGGTCGCGACGACCCTGCGTGTTTCGCCGCGACCCACTGAACCTTACTTCAGTGGATTCCCACTAATCAGCTGTTGGCGTTCTTGTAGAACTTGACGTGGCTGGTTTGTGGGAGGTTTCCATCGACTCGCATCGTGGCACGGAAGGTGACGAGGTCCGCGCTGAATGCGAAGTCATCGCTTCGATCCAGACGCAACCCGCCCGCCATGCGGACGTAGTACGAGGGAAGGTGTCCGAAGATCACCGACTTGGTCGCCGAAGCATTCGACGCCATTGCCGGGTTCTCGTACACCGGGTAGCTCAGGACGCGGTCGTTTCCGTCAGCCAACGCTGGGCTGAAGATGTACGAGCCGTTGTTGTCCTTCAGCTTGCGCACGACTCCGAGGGACGACGTGTTCATCATCCAGCCGACGCCGGGGAGACGACGCGCTGCGCCGTCCAGGCTGTAGGCCAGGTCGATGAGGTTGTCCGCCGTGAACGTCGGGCCTGAGGCGGTGCCGGTGACAGCCGAGGCTGCTGCGGTCACGATGCCGTTTGGCTGGCTCGATCCGGTGCCAACGGTCAGGTCGTTGTTGACCTTGTAGCCGAGGGCGTTTCCGGTCTGAACCGCGAGGAAGGCGAGGATGTCCACGCCCGAGTCCTCGATGAGTTCACGGGAGAGCTGCACCAGGAACGAGTACTTGTACGCGCCCAAGGTGATGAAGCTGTTGAACGTCGGGTCGGACTCGCTGATTGCGGTTCCTTCACCGGTGATCGCTGCGGTCGACCAACCAGCCTGCGACGGGATCTGGAGGTTTTCGCCACCAGCCGTGCGGAGTGTGGTTGAGGTGTCGAGCATCGGTCCAACGAGACGAGCCTGTTCGATCACCTGGTTGTAGAACGAGGTGGGAACTGGTGCACCGGTGGATGTCTTGACGACGTCGCGCTGCTCGAACGTGTGTCCACGGGTTTCGCCACGGGCCATCGAGCGGATGACGTCCGCATCGAAGGCTTGTGCCTTCTCCGTGCGCACTTGGCCGACGAGGTCGCGGGTTGCGGCCTCGATCTTGGCTTCGCGCTCGGCATCGGCCTTGAGGGCTTCGATGCGAGCTGCGCGCTCGTTGAGGTCGTCGTTCATCTTCTTGTACGACGCTTCTTCTTCTGATGTCAGGTCGCGCTTCTCGGCGGCTGCGGTGTCGAGAAGAGCCTTGGCTGCTTCCCAAGCACGCTGACGCTGCTCGACTTGACGCTGGATGTAGTCGTTCATGTTTGTGAGTGTCCTTTCGGGACTTTGATTTGGGTACGCAAGGATTTGGTATCGCATCCAGCGAGGCTCCTCAGCTGGCAGTTGCAGCGGCTCCGCACATCAACTGTGCGAAGAATACTAGGCGATGGTCTTCAGGAGGTCAAGTTGCTTCTGCATGAGACCGATACGCGACGGCACCGGCTCCGGCTGTTTACGCAACTTGGCAACGACTTCGCTCAACAACCCGGCTTGCTCATCGTTCAACTCCGACCCGGCTTCAAGCACGGTGATCGCAGCGGCGAGTTTGTCTGCATCGACCTGCGTGCGTTCGGCGAGAGCGTCCAAGCTACGCACGCTGGCGGTCGTCGCCTCGTAGGCGGGGAAGCCAGTCACGACCGAAACTTCATAGAGACGCACTTCTTTGAGTTCACGCTTGGAACCGTCGTCGGAATACTTGTCTCCGCCGCGAGGCACCGAGAATCCGAACGACATCGAGTCGACGTCGCCACGTTGCATGAGGATTGACAAGTCGCGTCCGACGGTTGTAGGCGGCAAATCGGCATCAACCAGGAGACCTTTGGAATCTTCCTCCAGGCGTAGCGTCCCGGCACGGGTCGTGGCAAGCAGCATGTTGGAATCGTGGTTGAGGTACATTCGCACGTTGTTGCGGGAGTTCAATGTTTTCTTGAACGCACCTGGCATGACCATCTCGGTGAACGGCAAGGGTTGGGACGGTGAATTGAACACGGCCGCATAGCCACGGAAAGACATGTAGTCGCTGGCGTCTTCGGTCGTGGAACGAATCTCAAACTCGCTGAACTGAACTCTGCGTGTCTCAACTGTGTCGGTCATGAGTTCCTCGAGGATCGTGGATGACCTTTCGGAAGAAGGTCATTGTCGGTGATGTACGAAGCATTCGCAGGTCTGCCACGCTTCAAGAGTACCAAGAAAGCGTTGACTCTTGCCATAGACCACGCCGCTCTGCTAATGCCAGGACGATGCGACGTCGAATACGCACCCGACCCGCGACGATAGACAGCCCTCAACATTCCGACAGTTGCCCGCTTCCACGACGGATCACCAGCATCCAAAGATTCGTTGTGTTCCTCAACCTTGTTCCGCAACCCAGTCTCGGTCGCCTCATCCAAGTCGATAGTGCTCGATCCGGCAGGACCGGCAGCGGAACCTTTCGGGTTCGTCTTGGAACCCTCAATCTGGTCTTTGGCTGGTGCAGGAGCGTCGGCTCGTTCGGCCTTCACCTTCTCCGCTTCACGCTCGAACCAACGCAACGCAGGTTGCGGATCTGTCGGGTCTATGCCCCAAAGATAGAACGCGACCGCACCTGGTCCGGGGAACTGTTCATTGTTCGGGTTGCTGTTCTGTACCGCATCCAAGTCCGGCATGTGTCGAGCACCCCACGCTGCTGCACGAACCACCTTGTCCTCGGTGATTCGACCCGCAGCCATGTCACGTGCTTCACGAATCGTGCGATCCACGAGCCCATCGCCACCCAAGCCTTTGCCGTAGTAGTCAAGACCTTTGCGTGCGTTGGCTCGGATGTATGCGGGCAGTGATGAGAGTTGGCGGAAGATGTTGATGAACGGTGCCGAGTAGTAGGCGTCTTCGCCGCTGATGTTGCCGGTCTGAACGGTTTGTCCTGGGTTGTCGTTCGGTGTCCCTTCGACACCTTCCCACGCGGCGCAGTAGTAGGCGGGTGAGACGAGTGCGTCCCACCTCATGCAATAGAAGTTCTTGTAGTATTCGCAGTTTCCGCAGTTGCGGTTCGCTGGCACGTCTGCCGATGATGCTGGCCGGTATGCGGCAGGAAGGTTCGGTGAGACACGCTCACCGTATTCGCCACCCGGTTCCAAGTCTTCGGCGATGGACACCGCAACCATCTGGTCGATGGCCGCCTGCTTGGTGGTGTGACAGCCGATGACTTCTCCGTCTTCCTTCACGGTTGCCCAACCAGAGCAGCCTTGCGCAGAGTCGGAAATGAAGTACGGCATTAGAGCATCAACATTACTTGCAAGTCATCCTCTTCGGCAGAGAATGTCACCGCACCGACGGCAGTCACCGACGATCCGACGACGATTGGTGTCAGATACGCTTCCACGACTTTGACGGGGATGACGACAATCTCGTCTTCAACGATGACGACTTCTTGAACCTTCTTGCGTTTCGGTCGCGGGTATCGGTACGGTTCACCGCCGCCACCCGAATCGGGTTGCGGTTGAGGCGTCACCGTCCCGACAGCCGTCGCAGTCAATCCACCCAATCCGGCGGTCATCGTCCCAATCTCGGATGCCGTGCCGACGGCCGTAGCACTCACACCGCCCAGGAGGGCTTGCGCTGAAGCGGGGTGGGTGACTAGCCCGATTGCGCTCGATGTCGCGCCTCCGAGCCCCGCAGACCCCGATCCGAGGATTGTGACGCCAGCAGTAGCCGACCCCGTCAACCCGCCAAGCGGAGCCGAAGCCTGCCCGAAATCTTCAACAGTGACCTCACTGACCTCAGCAAAGAGTTCGCCCAACGCAGCCGAAGCCACACCCGACACCACCGGTACGACCGTCCCCAACGCCGCCGCAACCAACCCGCCAAGACTCGACGCCGCCGTAGCGGTGGTGGTGAAGTTGGTGCCGTCAAGTTTCCCGGTGCCATCCAACGTCGAGGTGTTGAGAACGAACGCTGGCGATGGGCCGTCAAGACCGACGTCGGCGTCGTTGAGTTGCGACGTGTTGAGGATGAACCGTGTCGTCACGGTTGCCTACTTAGGAGGCGACGGTCAGCGAGACGGTGAGGGAACCTGACGCGATGGTGAACGTGTCGCCCGCCGTGTAGGCGTTGGCGGTGATGGTTCCCGAGAAGAGGAAGTTCCCTGCCGAGATGTTGTCCCATGCGGTGAAGTGGGTTGCGTCTTGCGACCCGGCGATGTTCGTCCAGGTGACTGCGGCATCAGATGTGAGCGTGCCAGATGACGCTGCCGAGAACGACGCTTCTTTGCGCGTCGTTTCGGTTGCCGCGTTGGAGGTACCCGCTGCGCCTGGATCACCGACATGAAGTTTTACATACACGGCG